GATAAACTAAATTTGGAATAGGATATATACCTTTTGATAAAATAGGTTGTAATGCTTCGATGTCAGCTTTTGTAGGAATTAATCCTACAATTCCTAAGTCAATCTTATCACCAATAGACTTTCCACCCCTCAGAACATTTTGATCTGCATCTTTTACATTTTTATATTCCCCATTTACCTGTGTTGAACTATCAATATGCACATTTAATTTATTACACATTGATTTCAATCTATCAGAAAACATTAATAATACTTGATCTTCCCTCAATTTCATTCCTCTTGATGCACTTGCAATTTCCATAATAAGTTTTAAAGATGTATGTAAATAATCAAATAATATGTATTGTACTTGATGATCAATTTGATACCTACGAATTACTGTTTCTATATCTTCAATATTAAAGTCAGACATATATTCAATCCATAAAGGAGATTGTTCAATAAATTGTATTGCCTGATCCACTCTCTCTTCTTCGTCACCTATGTATTTTCCATCTAAAATTTTATCTTCTTCTACTCCACTAATATAAGCAATAAACATTGTTTGAATTTCTTCAATTTCTAATTCTGTGGTAATATATAAAGTAGGTTCTGATATTCCTCTATACATCCATTTTTTTTGTTTTAAATCCCATATGTACGGTACTGCATAACTACAAGCATCTGCTGCTGCAATTCTGCTCTTCCCTCCACCAGTGGGCATAGATTTTAAATAGAATTTTTTTAATCTAGCACCTCTAGCAATAGTATTCAATATATTGCTTGCCATCGGAATACCAATATCAGGTGCTTCTTTGCATTTTTCTTTTAATTCTTGTAATCCTTCTCCTGCTTTTTGACCTTGATTATTTATATTTACTAAATGTTTACTTTTAACTTTTACAATCTTTTTTTCAACTATGTTAAAAATATCTTGTACAGTGTAATTGTCAAACTGTGCTTGCATTTTTTCTTGTTCTTTTGGTTCAACAATTGTTTCATCGTATATTGATTTAATATTAGTTCCTTCTTCAACGAAATCTCTAAGTACAGTAAACTTTTTCATTCTTTGATAATAATAATCAATATTTTCAATATCGCTATTATTTTCACATTCAATAATATAATCCATACCATTATTTTCATTAAATATTTTATATTGTAATTCATAAGAAGATAAATAATTATCAATTGCAATATAATCTATTTTTTTAGTTCCTTGAAGATATAAATTATGAATTGAAGCAAAAATCATCTTATGAAAAATTTCTTCAAAATCATCTCTGTCAATATTATACTTGCTGTCACTTAATATATCTGGTTTTTTTAATAAACATCCTAGTATTTGTAGATAACTTCTTTTACAGGAAAGACTCAAAAAGATTTCACCTCAAATCTTCTATATCAATCAAATTATGTATTTTTCTATTTTGTTTTTTTATTTTTACAATCTTTGATATAACCATATTTTTTAAATCTATCTTCTCTACTTGTTTAACTACAGATGCTTTAATTTTTTCATATTCCTGTGCTTCTTCATATATATAAGGAATTATACCAACACAATCAGGTACAATTGGATTTTCCTTTATTTCATAGAAATATTTTAAAGCAATCAACATTCCTTCGTAACTAAATTTATAAACAGTGTAATAATCTTTTAATAATTTATATATTTTTACATTTAACTGATTATTATTTACTAGTTCTTTTAAATAATTAATCACTTTCTCTTTAGCTAATACTTCTTCATCAGATAAATCTATTTCTATGGAAATAAGAGTATCTTGCTGAATACTTTTTTTTACTTTATCTATTTTTTGTTTTTCTTTCTTTTCTTTAACTTTATCTTTTGTTGTTTGTTTAGAAAATTTAACAAAACAACTTTCATGATAATATCTACTCTTATACTCAAAACTTTCTTCTTTAGAAACTGTTTTATTACATAACGGACATATTCTTGCTCTGCCCATTTATTCACCTCATTATAAAATATAAAATAGGCAGATTTATTGTTTCTGCCTATTTTATTTAAGTATTTTTCTTACAATTTTAATTCTTCAATTGTATCTATTAAATCATTATAAATAACTGATACAACCTCAATTTGGCCTTTAGCACATTCACTAACTCTTTTCCCTTTCCCAAGATGTCTTTCAACTATCTCTACAAGTAAATCTGCTTTATTCGCTTCAATAAATTTCTCTCCAGATTCACCTATTTTTATCATTAATTCATCAAAAGTGATTTTTTCAGATTCAAACGCAGCTTTTTGTTCATTAAATGATACAGCTTTAACCCCTTCTATTTCTTCTTGTTTTTGAATTGCATTAATAACAGCCTCTTCTAAATTCTCAGCAGTAAAGTTGCCAATATATGTATCAATATAATCAAATCTACTTCTGGCAAAAAATTCATCTGTTTGTGCTAAATATCCAGAAGAGTTAATAACCTTTCCTTCTTCGTTTACTCCATTTGATTTAACATAAACAACTATATCACAATTATCAATAATTGGTTCTAATGCTCTTTTATCTCCTTTAGGTAATGTCATTCCATCTTTGTTTTCAGTTTTATGTGCAATAAAAATAATAGTATATCCTGCACCAGTAAGTTTATTAATTTCTTCCCAATATTCAGTTTCATATTCTTTCCATAATCCAAAACCTTCATTACCATCTTTCAAACGAGTAACTTCGTATAATCCATTTATGTATCTTTGACAATATTTCGCAGATGCTTCAACTTCATCAAATATAATTGTATTGTAGAGTTCTTTCGCTTTGTCTACTGTTGATATATTAGTTAATTGCTTATTAACTTTTTTAAAATCTGCCCATGAATTAATAGGAACAAAAGGAATACCACCAATAGCATTTACACCTTTTTCAAAAGGAAGATAAAATGGTTTTTTCATTCTTGTGGCTTGCTTGGTATTATGTGTTACAATAAAATCATTTGTAATATATAAATGAGTTAGACTATCTATTTCTATACATTGTGATTCTTCTTTACCTACAAACTCTATATTTTTAATTGTTTTTTTAACTACTGATCTAACTTCATTATTTTGTGCTTTTGTATGTTTTAGAGAAGTTACTAAATCTAAACGATTAAGTTTTACTCTTAGCATAATACTTTCTTTGCCTTCTCTTTTGTCATAGTTCCGAGAAGTAAGACCACCTAAACTTCTTACAAGAAATTCTACATCTTGAATTAATTTTTCAGAAGTTGAAGATAATACGGGTGTATTCCCATCATCATCTATGTATCCATCTGTATCAAGCAAGCCTCTAAGAATTTCCAATCTAACTTCTTCCGAATTAAATAAATATTCTTTAGGTATAAATTTTTCTTCAGAATATAAACCTAAAAGATTGCATTCACTGAGTAAAGAATTAAAACTATTACTCTTATGATTTACTCTATCAACTATATTATATTGAATTTCATTTCCTTTATGTTGACTCATTTCACAATTTAAAGATTCAATCATTATTCTAACTTTTTCAACTACATCTTTTTCAGGATTGGTAAAAGTAACACATGGGGTAGTAAAACCACCATCTCCCAATAACGCTCCTAGTAAATATGGAGGAATACTTACTTCTTGTTTTGGGAAATTAATAATCTTATTAATTGGAATACAATAATTATACTTTTCATGTTTTCCATCACTATGTTCAGTTTTATAATTACTCATAATATCTTTTAATTCTAATATTTTATATCTATCTTTTCCATCTTTTTTATTTAATTCTTGTTGTTTTCTGGTATATACTTTCCATAAATGTTCATCGCAACATCTTGTGTTAGTATTGTCAGTAAATGTTACTTTATATATTTCTTTTTCTCCTTGAGGATAAACATTAAGAACTTCATGTAACTCTCCATCTTCCCCATATACCTTATCTCCAGCTTTAATTTCACCCATTAATTTAAAACCATCACTTGTCAACACTGGTTCTGATAAAGGTTGAGCCTTTCCAAGGTTATTCCCACCATAAATCATAATTCTTTTACCTTCAAGACCTTTAGCTACTACAGACACTTGCGGATTAAAAATATCAAACATATTATAACATCTCTCCTTTAATTTTTGATAGGGTAGATATTTTATAATCTACCCTATTTATTTTTTCAATCTATAAATTTATCATTTTAATCTAATTAAAACGGAAGTGCTTTACCACTTTTAGGAGTTGAAGAAGCAGTTTTCCCTGAACCTTTTTGAGAATCTTTTTTCCTCTTCAATTCTTCTAATGCTTCTGTCCTAACTGCCATAGCATTTTTAATTGTTTCTACGTTAAAATTATTAGGATTATCTTCTAAGTAAGGTTCACTACCACCAGTAACAATAAGTTCTCTTGTAGTTAAGGTACTAATAACTTCTTTAGGTTTACCAATTGCTACAGGTACAATTGTTTTTGTTGTAGTAATTGAGATATTTACATCACCATAAAGTTTAACTGTTTGCCCTGGTTCGTATAAATTTTCAATACCTCTCACAATATCAGGGTCAGCAACAATAAATTCAACTGGTACAATCTTACCATCGTAAATAGGCATAAGAGCACTAATCAATTTCCTACCTGTAACTTCATTTGTTTTCTTATCAATTTCATCAGTCATCTTATGTATAAATACTTCTACTTCAAAATCTGCTCTTGGATTAAATTCTTCTCCTGGTTTTAGTCTATTAATAAAGTTTGTTTGTACTTTTAAAATAGATTTTAATTCTCCGGCAGGATTGTAATAATCATTTACTGCAAGTTTTGCCCCCGAAATTCTTACTTTATCTGCTTCTTCTTTACCGACTTTAGCAATAGATTTATATTCATTCATTATTGTATTTAAACCTTTGAATACTGAATTTTCAGTACCATCTTTTTTAAACTTATATGAAAATATATCTACTGTACAAATTGAATCATCATTCTTCTGAATAACAACATCACCTGTAATTCCCTCTTTACCATCAATTTGCTTGATTTCCATATTAATTTCTGATACTATTCCCTCAATAGTTACCTTGTTTTCAGCTTCACGTAACATTGTATTTGTTGTATTTTCACTCATAAATAATCTAATCTCCTTTAATTTTTATATTTTTTATTTTATTATTCCCATTTATGATTCCCTATGTAACTATTTAATTAACTTACCAATATACCAATTTCCTAATCAATCTACCCATTAAACCCTATTCTTCATCTCCAATATCTTCTTCTTCATCTTCAACATACAATCTTAAACTACCATCTGCGATCTGCAATACACTCCACAATTCCTCACATTCTTTGCCTGAAGGCATTAACTGAATCTTAAGTTTATCTCCTTTCCCAATTAATTTCACAACATTACCAATCTTGACTTCTCCAGATTCAGTGATAAATCTAACTTTGTCATTTTCTGAAATAACAACATCACCATTAGTTGATTCTACTATCATTTGTTTGTACGGATTTGTTTTGATTTCTACTATAAATAAATCACTTCTCCTTTTTTTGTTTTTTGGATTAAGTTTCTTACTTCTTACTTCTTAATCCTTCATTATTATACATTTATTTTTATATTCTGTCAAGGGAAATTTTATTTATTTTTTATTTATTTTCCCTTGAACAAAATTTAATTAATAATTTAATTTAAACAACTCTACCAATCATCTCTCTACCAATCATCTCATTGAATTGTGTTTCGGATATAATCTCAATTCCCAAATCATTAGCTTTCTTATTTTTTCCAGTTGTGGATGATATATCATTATTGATAAGGTAGTTTGTATTCTTACTGACACTCCCACTCAACTTACCCAATAATGATGTAATTAATTCCTCTAATTCTTTACGATTTTTAAATGTTTCTACTGAACCAGTCACAACAAAAGTTAATCCTTCAAGTGATTTAAGATTTGATTTCACTTTCTTTTCCTCCTTAACAAACTCCACCATATAACTTAACTTAATCCACATTTTTCTTTCATTGTCATTCCTATACCAGTCATGTAAACTTTGATTAGTAATGTCACCGAAATCCTGTAAA